AACGTAGTAATCAGATTTATATCAACTAAAAAATTTGACGCAAGAGAAAGTATTATCCCTCAAGGCTTCAGACCTTCAGGAAACTTTCTTGTGCCAGCTTATTCAAAGAGTGGAGATAGCATAGGACTATTCAAGTTTGAGCAAACGTATGGAATTGTGAAGTTGATTTTGAATGATATTAATAAAGATAGTATTACAAGCGAAATGCTAAAAGGAATCAACTCAGGCTTAATAGTATATCCGACTCAAGAAGCATGGATGACAAAATTACCATAGAAAGGGGGTGAGTAATATGCCAGATTTACAAACAGCATCAGTATTTCTAATAGTTGCACTATTAGGGATGTTGGGGAAATTTTTAAAAGAATCTAAATTCTTTCCAGATGAAATGATTCCTAACATTTTAGGAGTATTAGGAGGGTTAATTGGAACGATTCTTTTTAAAGATCCTACTGCAATTGCTTTAGGTTTTAGTGCAGTTGGGATTCACCAATCATACAGACAAACTGTAGGAAAAAACGATACAAATAATACAAAAAAAACGGAGGATAAATAATGGTTAAAACAATTGAAATTATTAATGAAGCCAAAAGAATAGCGAATCTAGGAGTAGGTGTTGACCAAGATGGAGTATATGGTACACAATGTGTAGATTTACCAAACTATTCATCAGTGAAATATTTTGGTAAAGCTTTATGGGGAAATGCTATTGATCTATTGAATAGTGCTGCTGCATTAGGATATAAAGTTGAATATAATGAAATAGGAAACTTAGATAGCAAACCACGAGCTGGAGCGGTCTTTGTAATGGATACTACATATATCTATGGACATCCATATGGACATACAGGAATTGTAATTGAAGACAGTGATGGATATACTATGAAAACTATTGAACAAAATGTTGATGGTAATGCAGATGCATTATATGTAGGTGGCCCAGCACGTTATATGGAACGTAATTTTGATGGTATTGTAGGTTGGTTCTATTTCCCAGTAGACGATAACGAAGTAGTTTCTGAAAACTCTGACTTAATCTCATTACCTGAAGTACGTGTGTATACAGTTGGAGTTGATAAACTTAATATTAGAAATGCACCATCTACAGATGCAGAAATCGTAGGTTCATATGAAAAAGGTGAAGAATTCAATTATATGGAATTCTGTAATGCTAATGGATATGAATGGTTATCTTACATCTCTAATAGTGGTGTAAGACGCTATGTAGCTTCTATGGATCTAGAGACATTTGAAACTCACGGAACGTGGAGAAAAAAATAACTAACTGAATAAATTATAATGATTATAATACCCCACTTAATTGTGGGGTTTATTTTTTATAATTTTTTTAAAAAAACTATTGACACGCTCGAGCGTGTATAGTATAATAATAAATGTAAGGAACAGGAGGACAAAAAAATGACAAAAAAACACATCTTCACAACAGCACACAAAATCGCAAAGGGAATTGTAAAAGAAGTAGGAAACTACCAACTAGCTTTACAAATTGCATTAAAAGAAGTATACAGACAAGTTAAAATGTACGATAAAAAACGCTTTGGGACACAAGCTATTTCAAGTGCTATTTACAATTTAGGAACTAGCAAAGAAGATAAAGCTTTTGATAGAGAAAGCGAAAACTATAGATATGGTGTCGCTAAATGGTTCTTTGACAAAGAATTCACAACAAAACAACGTCAAGCTTTAATCAAAATTGAAGATGAAGTTATTGTCAAAGAAACTGAGAAAGCTTACAAAATAGCGTTCTTTACTGAATATGGACTTTTTGAAAAATGGATTCCAAAAAGTTGTTTTAAAAAAGAACACACAAATGTTAAATTTGCTTACAATGTAGCTTAATTATATTTAAGATATCACGCTTGAGGAGGAAAAGAAAATGATAGCACAAGATTTATTAAACACTATGAAAGAAACAATAGAAAATGGTGGTGAATTAAATTTCGCCCTTAAACATAAAAGAACAAACAGATATTTAGCTAACTATGATACTAAAAATTATGCTGGAGTATTTGCTTTTTCAAACGCAGGAATTTACGGTATATATGGAGATTTTTTAGAAGAAAGTTTTGATTTTGAAAATAATCAAATTGATAATAGAAATCAAAAAGATGAAACAATTTTAGAAGTATTAGAAGCTATTCTAGTTGATTGGGAATTAGTAGAAGAAGTAAAAGATAATAAACTAGAATACAGTTTTAAACCATATAATATTAGATATGAGCCTCAATATGTTCAAGATATTGCACAAGATAAAAGAATTTATATATCTAAACAAGGTAATGAGGTTATTGAATTTACAATTGATGGTTGTAAATGGAATATGAAATTAGAAAAATTTAACGGTGAAAAAATCAGATACAAAATAGATAAAGCTGTAGTGGAGTATCTGTAATATGTGGAAAACAATTCAATTTAATAAACAAAACATTGAATATGAAACTGAAAGGGCGGTTTTAATCAAACTGCCCAACAGTTCTTATTATAAAAATTATAAATTTTGGCATCCATCTAAATTAATTAGATCATTAAAAAAAGGAAATGGATATTTCTTAAGTTTATCTTACACAGATGAATTTAGGTTTAAAATTTTTAAAAATGATAAAACAACTAAAGAAATATGCGGTGAGGAATTAGCACTATGTTTTAATCGACTTATAGAAGAAGATGACACAAGTTATTTAGAAGTAACTGAACCTGTTAAGATTAATAAGGATGTGGAAATAATTTCAGAATTGGAGAGGTAATGATGGATATTTTAATAGAATTAGAAGATTTATTTTATAATTTAAAAGAAAGTGATAGTAAAAAAGAATATATAAAAATACATGATAAAATAGAAAATACTATTAATGAAGCAAACGAAAATGAAAAAATACAAATATTGGAATTTTTAAAACTTGCAATTGCTGAAAATGAAGAGGATGCTTGGGAATATGAACCATTCTTACAATTATTTAACTGAAAATCAGAAACTAGCATTTGAGAAGTTTAAAAAATTAAAAGTAGGTGCTTTGTTTATGGAACAAGGGACAGGGAAAACTAGGGTAGCGTTAGAATTAATTAAAACTACAGATTGTGATTTAGTTTTGTTTTTCTGTCCTTTTTCTACAAAAGACAATTTACAAGATGAAATAAACAAATGGACGTTAGGCATAGACTATAAAATTATAGGATATGAAACTTTATCAAATAGTGATAAAACTTATGTTGAATTACTTGAAGAAATAGAAGATAAAAAGCTATTCATTGTTGCTGATGAAAGTATATTTATTAAAAATGATGATACAAAACGATATAGAAGGCTTATAAGTATTGCTAAAATGAGTGATTACAGATTAATTTTAAATGGCACACCGCTAACAAAAAATGAATGGGATATTTATAATCAGATGAATTTCTTAAGTGATAAAATCATTGGAATGAGTAAACAAGAATTCTTAAATGTATTTTTTAAAAAAATATCCTATAAGAAAGTTGGCCAACGTCCTAAAGAATTTTACAAGTTATCTGATGTTAACATAGACTATTTACATAAACTGATCGCACCGTATATATTTGAATGTGAGTTTGAATTTGATAAAAACGAAGAAATTAAATATATTAGAATAATTGCAAGTGAAGAAGCACAGGAGAGCTACAATCGTAAAAAGCAACAATTACTGAATTCAATCAGTAAGGGAGAAAGCATAATAGATCAATTTCAAAATCTAGCTTATAGTTGTTTTAATGATAAAAAAAGACATGTAGAAATAGCTGAATTTATAAAAAAAGAAAATCAGATAATAGTTTTTTGTACTTTAGTAAATGAAGCTATAAATATTGCTAATCTATTAAATTGCTATTTAATCACAGGTGATACTCCATTAAGTAAACGTTCTGAAATAAAAGAGAGTTTTAAAAAAGATAATAAACCTTTAGTAATGACTTTAGGAACAGGTGCTTATGCTTTGAATTTACAATTTTGTAATAAGATTGCATTTAGTAGTATAACATTTGATTATGCAAAAACAGAACAAGCTCTTAAAAGAATTAAAAGAATGGGCCAAGAAAAAGATATTGAGTATATTTATTTTACTTCTAATTTAGGTATATTCAATATGATCTTTGAAAATAACGAAAAGAAAAGAAGTTTAAAAGAATTGTTGATAGACAAGATTAATGAAGGGAGTGATTATTTTGAAAATATATTGTGATGAAAATGTATTTGAAGCTAGTAAAGATAGAGTAAAATATATATTTGATGAATTTGAAAATATATATGTGTCTTTCTCTGGTGGTAAAGATAGTGGAGTATGCATGCATTTAATGTGTGAAGAAGCTAGAAAAAGAAATAGAAAAATAGGTGTCTTATTCATTGATATAGAAGCACACTATCAAATGACTATTGACTATTCAATTCAAATGATAGAAAAGTATAAAGATGTAATTACACCTTACTGGATATGTTTACCTATGCTTACAGATAACAGTTTATCCTACAATGAAATGACTTGGAGTTGGTGGGAAACTGAAAAGAAAGATATTTGGGTAAGGGAAATGCCAACAATGGATTATGTTATCAATGTAGATAATAATCCTATTGATTATTACAAGTACAATATGACTTTTGAAGATTTTGTTGCTAAGTTTGGTAAGTGGTTTGGTAAAGATGAAAAGACAGCCTGTATAATAGGTATAAGAACACAAGAGAGTTTAAACCGTTGGAGAGCCTTAACAACTAAAAATAAACGTAAATACAAAGATATAATGTACTCTACACAGGTTGATGAAAATGTATATAATTTTTATCCTATATATGATTATACAACAGAAGATATTTGGACTTATTATGGAAAGACTAGGAATGAGTACAATAAATTTTATGATTTAATGTATAAAGCTGGAGTATCAATTCATAGTATGAGAATTGATGAACCGTTTGGAGATACAGCAAAAGCTGGATTAAATATGTTTAAAATAATTGAACCTAAAACTTGGGTGAAAATAGTTGGAAGAGTTGCTGGAGCTAATTTTGGAAATATCTATGCAAATTCAACTATAAATACAGCTAATTATAAATTACCGAAAGGTCACAGTTGGGAAAGCTTCACATATTTTCTTTTAGATACATTGCCAAAAAATGCTAGTGATCATTACAAAGAAAAATTCAATAAGTTTATAAAATGGTGGACAGAGAAAGGTTCTGGAATGAGACAAGAAGACATCGATATATTAAATATCAATTACAACGGAGCTATATTTCAAACTGGAGAAATGAGTACTAGAGGTAATAAGGATAAAGAGGTAATTAAGTTTAATCATGTTGTTGATACTATTCCAGAACTTGACAGTAAGCAAGATGTTTTAACGTGGAAAAGAATGGCAATGTGTATTATTAAAAATGATTATTTCTGCAAAAGTTTATCATTTGGAATAAGTAAGGAACAGTTGAAAAGAAGAAAGGAGACAATGAAGAAATATGAGTCAATTTTATAGTCCAGTATATAACATTAAAAGAGTGCCTGTAGAAAAAATTCAAGCAAATAGCTATAACCCTAACCATGTAGCACCGCCAGAAATGAAACTACTTTATAAATCAATTCTAGAGGACGGTTACACAATGCCTATAGTGTGTTACTACTTAGAAGATATAGATAAGTTTGAAATAGTTGATGGCTTTCATAGATATACTGTGATTAAGAAGCATAAAGATATATTTGAGCGTGAGGGCGGCTGTTTGCCAGTATCTGTTATTAATAAACCTATAAGTGATAGAATGGCTTCAACTATCAGACACAATAGGGCAAGAGGCTCTCACGATGTCGAACTTATGACTAATATTGTAACTGAATTAGTAGAAAGTGGATGTTCTGATAGATGGATAATGAAAAATATCGGAATGGATGCAGATGAACTATTAAGATTAAAACAATTAAGTGGTTTAGCAGCGATATTTAAAGATAAAGAATTTTCTAAAGCTTGGGTTGTTGAATAAATTTATTTCTGATATAATTATAAAAAATATCTAGGAGAAGAAACATGAATAAAGTATCTGAAGCTAAACTAAGAAGCAATAAAAAATGGGATGATAATAATCGTGAACGTAAAAGATATATCAATAAGAGATCCACGGCAAGAAGTTTTATTAAAACAATGGAACGAGAAGACATCCCAGAATTTGAAGCATTATTAGAAGAACGTAAAGCTAGAAAAGATTAATATTAAATGTTATAATAAATTTGTTAGTAGAATTCAAAATTTACATAGGAGGGGCAGCACTAAAGCCGCCTCCTCTTT